CACTTTTTTCTTATGCCCTAAAGCCGTGCCCACAGCTAATCCTATAGCCTCTTGAAACTGCTTAAATTCTTTCTCTGTCTCAAACGGTTTATCAAAATCCCCTTCAAAATACTCAGCTATAGCTTCTTTAGCCGTGTAATTAGCATAATCCGTTCTTAAATCTTTAACCTTAACTTCATCATTTCCAGTAAGTTCTTTTAATCTTCGTGCATTTTTTTTATTATTAGTATCAAATATTTGATCCGTAGGTTCTTTACCTTCCATATGCATTTGTATAGCAGTTGCAACTGCCCTATTACGCTTCACAAAACGTTGTGGCCTATCGTGTTTACCCCGAAAAGATATGACCATAGAATCTCCAGTTATTTTGATATCCCCCACTTTTAAATCTATGGCCCCAGACCCAGTAGGTTCCCCATCTTCATGAATACGCTCATCACCCCCATGCCTAATTCCCAACAAACCCACTAAAGCTAGACAAGTATCCGTAGGACTATGACTGAGTGCCTCTCCACTCATTCGTCTCAATGCCCTTACCCCTTTCTGTATATCTGATCTATTGTCTCTATACTCACTCCAATGGTCGTCTTTTAATTCTTTAGCACGGGCATGACTATAACTAATGCCTAATTCTCCAGTTTTAGGATTTCTCCACTTGGCTTGAATAGGTAAATCAGCCTCTAAAGCTACATGAACATCTACAGCCCCAGGAGGAATACCTTTATTACCCCTATTACGAGTCTGCTTATGTTCTACAATCACATCATTTCCATTCTTATCTTTCTTACGTTTTAATTTCTTACCGTCTTCGCCCTTAGGAGCTTTAGCATCTGTAGCTTCATCTCCATTTTCATATTCATATATATTAGCCCCATGCTCAGGATGAGGTACTAGATGCACAAATGGACTCTTAGGGTCTGTGACAGGTTCGTGACCCTTTTGAGCATGGGTATCTAACCATTCAGCCGTAGCATCAATATACAGCCCTTGTCTAGCCCCAGTATAAATTCTGAACCCTTTATTCCGCAGTTCACTAATTTCATCATTATCTATATACCTACGTTGACCTGAAGGTAATTGGTCTAATTCTTCTGGATCTTTAGCCCTTACATCCTTTAGTAAATAATCACTAGACATTTATACCTCATCATATTGTTCTGAGTCATTAAGGTCTTCATCCTCATCTTCGTCTTCTCCAGCTTGGGCTAATTGCTCTTGAGCCTTTTCATCTTCTCCCCCTTCTTCTCCTCCCCCACCTTCAGGGGATGCCCCACCCAGCATCTCCTGTTGCTGTTGTTGCATCTGCATCTGTTGCTCCTGTTGTTCCATTTGCTGCATAGTTTGCTCAATCTGGAGAGCTTGAGACTCACCCTGGAACTGGGTCATGGGTACGGACTCCCCTTCAATAACGAAGGCAATTTCCTCTAGGTTGGCTCCTTGGTCTTGAAGTTTAACAGTAAAGCCCATTTGATTCAACTGACTAGCTACAGCAACTCTCTGTTGAGCAAAGCTAATTCTAGTAGCTTCAGCCTTTTCTTCTGGTGTAGGAAGTTCTAATGCCCAATCTGTAATTCCAAAAGCATCCATAAGAAGTGGAAAAACCTTATCGTGGAACATACGCTGGTCACCTTCCACTACACGACTCATAACTACTAGTTGCTGAGTTTGTGTAGATAAACCACCAAAGGCTTCGGGTGCGCCCTGCCATGCGGGAGTTACTCCCCACATAGCTGCTATGCGTTCACGTACTTCTTGACGTACAGGCAGATAATCCATCTCCTGTAGTGTATGAAACAACCTAACCATGTCAACTCTGCCCCTATTATTTCTAGCTGATACTGCTACCATAGGGACAAAGTTAGGATCCATACGAGTTTGAGCAGCCATGTTAGACCGTTCACGCCTCAATGATTCAGGGTCATCAGTAAAGACCATAATCATAGAAGCTGGCATCTTACGCTCAAAGAAATACCTATATAAGTTTTTATCCATGCCAATCAAGGTAAGGGCTTTCTCAAAGACGGTAAGGATAGGACTCCACCCATAGGTTTCACTAGGGGAGAACTTAGAGACATGAATAACTTCACTATCGAATAGGTATATATGCTTGTTCCTATGGTAATATTTGTACATAATGGGCTGGCATACTCTTGTACAACCAGGGTGGTCACATGTTTGAGGAGTATCTTGAACGTCATCCCTATGAATAGGGCACAGGAAATGAGCGTTTTTCGGCAATCCCGCAGTATCTAAATCAAATTCAACCAAAGCAGGATTTAATCTACGAACTTCTATAATCTTAGAACGTAATGTATCATCATCCATAGTTTTATATTCTTTAGCTAAATATAAAAACCCATCATCTACAGTATTAATATCGTAGTGGAACTGTTTTAAGACCTCTTCTAAACTTTGGTCAAAGACATTACAATCCTCTAAGAACTTCCCAAACCGTTCCTGTTGCTCATGGTCTGGGTCTTTTATCTTAGCCTTCCATTGGATACCACGCCTAAAAACCTCACTAGTAATATGATTAATGGGGCTACGAATTTCTTCAACAGACATGGCAATGGTTTGAATATCCATTACAAGCTGTTGTCTATACGCCATTTGATGGCGTACCCACGTATTAACTGAAACATGCCGATTTGAGCATTCAAATCTGTCATTTGTTGTGATAAAGCAGGGGTTTCAGGAAGGTATTCCGATAATTTCATAACTAATCCTTACGTGTAGTTAATTTTTCTATGTCAGAAGAGAGGGTCAATTTAAGCAACGTTTCCATGGCTAACTCTTTCAATAATGTACCCTCTGATTTAGAAGCAGATATACGAAGAGTGCTTATCTCCTCTTCATATTTTACTATCTTTTTACGTATTTCAGCAAGTTCTTCGTCTTTTTCTTTAACTGCATCCGAATAATCGTCTTCAGTTCTAGTATCTACAGGGATAAAAGAAGCAGTCGCATTCTGTAAAATACCTAAACGAGAGGCTTCTTTTACCAATGCAATAAATCCTCCTTCAGTAAGTACAGTTACGGCAGGACTATCATCCTCTACATCATCCTCTGGATTCATTTCCCTCAAGACATCATGCCACGTATCTAAGATACGCCATGTTTGTGTCCCTTCATCTCTAGTCGCTATATATTGGGAGTCCCGTTCCCTTAACATGTTACCCATCATAATTGTTGTCCTCCTCTTCTAATCTAATGACTATGGGGGTCTATCCCCGCTTTGTTCAGAACCCGATTAACTATACAACCCATTACTAACCACGATATTATTAACCCTAGCCCATACATAGCTAAGAGTGGTACTGGAAGAAATCTACCTATTGACAATAGTAACACATCTTCTAATGTATGTACAGACACAAATCCAACCATTACCCCCGAAAACAGGGTAGCCTTGTACGATTGTAAGTATGTTTTAAGAAATTTCACAAGCACTCCACCCACAATTTTTGCACGATACACACCCGCTTTCCTGTACCAACAGAGGGGAACTACACCCACATTCCTGGGGAGTATCTTTATGTCCATTGATTAGAACTTCTTTGGCCCTACTACCACTTCTATAAATGGTAATTCCTTTGCACCTTGATTCCCACGCCCCAAGGTAAGCTGTGTAAACATCTTCTATTGTAGCATTATGGGAAAGATTAATGGTTTTAGAAATCCCTGAATCTACCCAAGTCTGAAACACAGCTTGCATTTGTACATGTTCCTCAGATGAAATTTCCGGTGCGGTAATGTATACATTTTTAACCCATTGTGGTATACCATCTAAATTTTGCAACGACTCACCATTACTTAAAGCTTCCATTAATTCTTCTGAATAAAAACCTTCTTCTTTAGCCACCTCCTGAAAATAAGGGTTCACGTAATATAATGTCTTCCCCTCTAGAATATTCTGCTTCTTCCATGCCAATGCAAAAATAGGCTCAATGCCCGATGCACATCCCGCAATCATAGAAATAGTACCTGTAGGAGCTACCGTAACTCTGCAAGCATTCCGATAATTTTCATGCATCTTATAGGAACTCTTAGTCCATGCTGGAAAGGGGCCACGTTGACCACCTAAATTTAACGAAGCCACATCAGTAGCAGCACGAATATACTGCATCAAAGACCCCCCAATAATTTGGGCCTCACTACTATTATAAGGAACTTTTAATACGGCCAACAAATCTGCAAAACCCATAATACCTAACCCTATTTTTCTCGTAGCCTTAGTCATATATTCAATCTCTACGACAGCATATTTATTGGCATCAATAACATTATCCAAAAAATGGGTGGAAAGATTAACAACCCTAGTCAATCGCTCCCAATCAATCTTATCTTCCCAATCCGTACTAGCATTATCAAGATAGAATTTCACTAAATTTATAGACCCCAAATTACAACTCTCGTTCCCAAGGAGCGGTTGTTCTCCACACGGATTAGTAGCAATCATATCCCCAAATTCTTTAGTAACTTTATTATCTTCGTTAATGCGATCTAGAAAAACCATCCCAGGTTCCCCATTACGCCACGCATTTTCTATGATAAATGAAAATATTTTACGGGCAGACTCCCACGTAACAATCTTATCTGTATGGGGATCAATTAAAGGATAATCAGAATCAGACTGCACCAATTGCATAAAATAAGAATCCACCGCTACCGAAATATTGAAATTATGTATATCACCTTCAATAGATTTACACGTAATAAATTCTTTAATATCAGGATGGTATACAGACATTACTGCCATATTTGCGCCATCCCTTTTTCCACCTTGAGTAATCATACTTGATACTCTAGATAGAGTCTTTAAA